GTTCTGCCAGTTGCTGCTAGTCGCGCTCAGAAGCTCTTAGCATTTGATTCTAGCGGTGCTGTAAAAGTTGAGCCTTATTTAAATAATGAGACTATTGTTTTAAGTGTGCAGGTTGAAGTAGGCGATGGGGTTACTACAACCTACAGCCTCGAAACCTCAACCAATAGCCCTAGTTTATTGCAGATAGCCATAGATGGTGTGTTACAAGAAGTATCCTCGTATGGTGTAAGCGGAGGTAATTTAGTATTTTCAGCTGCTCCACCGCTTCAATCAGCTATTGAGATTAGAGCATTTGTTCAAAAGGAGATTGTTAGCACCGATCTAAAAGCTAGCGATTTCACAGGGGATGGTTCTACAACATCGTTTGCTCTTGGGTATTCTGCGGTCAAGTCAAATACTTTTGTTTACATTGATGGCGTGTATCAGCTTAAAAACACATATTCTGTATCAGGCACTACAATTACATTTTCTACTGCGCCCCCTCTTAACTCTGTTATAGAAGTTGTCATTGCCGCATTTACTACGTCGATTATAAATACACCATCGGCAGACAGTGTAGGAACAGTCCAACTACAAGACAATGCAGTAACTACAGCTAAGATAGCAGACAATGCAGTAACTACAGTCAAGATAGCTGATGCCAATGTAACTACAGCAAAGATAGCTGACGCTAATGTCACTACAGCAAAAATAGCTGATAACGCAGTAACAGCGGCTAAGATAGCTTCAGAGCCAATTACAGTGGGTATTACCTCTGTTGTTACGGCTACGTCACTCACGGCTACTGTTAACACGCATGTTTACGTCAGTGCGGCTACACAGACCATTACGTTGCCCGCGTCACCCACAATTGGACAAAGAGTCCTAATTACCGTGGGTAACTTCGCTGACACAGTGGTGGCTAGAAACGGCAGCAACATAATGAGCAGTGCGACTGACTTCACGATGGATGCCGCTTACCTCTCAATTCAGTTTATATATACAGACGCAACGCAAGGGTGGGTAATGTCATGAGTAATTTTACAGATTTTATAAGTGGTGGTGGATCTGCGTCATTCCCCACAATCTTTTTACACAACTCCCAAGCGTGGGTTCCACCTCAAGACGGCAACATAATGATTCACGTTATTGGGGCAGGAGGTAGCGGCGCCGGTAATACTAGTGTGGCAGCAATAGAAAGCGGCGGGGCAGGTGGTTATTGCAGAAAGAACTCTCTGGCAGTTACAACTGCGGGTTATTTTACAGTTATTATAGGCGCAGGTGGCGCATCTGTTATAGGAGCCATAGGTTCAGGATCCGCAGGAGGCACTACATCTGTTTCAGGTACAGGACTACCCGCTGGTACTCCATTGAGAGCATTTGGTGGCGCTGCTGGGCTTGCGGCGGCCAACACTTATGCTGCTGGGGGGGTGGCTACTGGTGGAGACGTGAATAATACAGGTGGACGCGGAGGTTATCAAAAAGGCGGCGGTGGTGTTGGATTGGCAGGAACAGGAATTGATGGTGCTAATGCGGGCGCCTACTCAACTTCTTTTGGTGGCCGATGTGACATATTAGGCGATTTTTATTCTTCCAGCCTAGGTCAAATATCTGGTAGCAGCGGCGGTAAGGGTATCATTATGAACTCCAGCTGGGACAACGCGGCAGGAGAATCTGAGGCAGGGCCTTTAGCGGGTGCAGGAGGAATGACTATGTTTGGCGTGGGCGGTTCTATAGCTGGGCATGCATCTATAGGCGGTGGCGGTGGGTTTTCTTACGCAAACTCCTCGAGCAATATACACTCAGGCCGTGGTGGTCAAGGCTGTGTTGTCATTCAATACATACCTTAGGAAAAGAATATGAAATATATAATTAAAGATGCTGACGGTAACATTCTAAACTTCATCAACGCTGACGCAGAGTTTGTTGCGGCTAACTTTGACCACTATGAACTTTATGTAGAGCCTACACCTCCAGAGCCTACAGCGGAAGAAGCTGCTCGTCAGTGGAGAGATTTAGAGCTAGCCTCTACTGATTACATTGTACCTTTAACTGACCACCCACAACGTGCTGCTTACATGACTTATCGGGAAGCATTGAGGGATTGGCCGTCTACAGACTCATTCCCTGATACACGACCGGAATTATAAGGGCATATTTAAAAAATAACTTAACGAGGTATTTATGTACAATCCATTCTCAGGAAAAAGAGGTCATCTTAACGGTAGCGTAGTTGATATGTTACCCGTTACTCCTAGTGACGTTACTGACTTATCGCAAGTTGCTATTGGTCTATACGTTACAGTCGCAGGAGACGTAACATTCCATAACGTAGACGGCACATCCAGGACGATTACTGTCCCTGATAACTTCTATTTAATATGTTCTGTTAGCCGTGTACTTGCTACTGGTACTACAGCAACTGGCATACATGCGATGCTTGCATGATTAGCGCGAACGTCAGTGCTTTCTCCATAGGCAAGGCTGTTGGTCGTGGTGGTGGTGTCACGCTAATTCCAATTTCCTACGGCCTCCTCGCTGGTGGTGCCGGTGGTGGCTTCAACATAGGTGGCGGTGGTGGTGCTGGTGGCATGCTAGAAAGCACTGCTGATGTAGCCCTTGGTGCTGCTTATCAAGTAACTGTGGGCGCGGGCGGTAGTCGAGACTCGCAGGATCCCGGACGACCCGGAGGTAATTCAATATTTGGTTCTATTGCTACTGCTATTGGAGGCGGCGGTGGTGGAGCCGGTATGAGTGGCACAAAACCCACGGGCAGAGATGGTGGCTCAGGTGGAGGTGGTGCTGGTAAAATTCCTTACGACGGCGGCACAGGAACCAGTGGTCAAGGAAGTAATGGTGGTAATGGTACCTACTTAAAGGCCGGTGGTGGTGGCGGTAAAGGTGGTGTTGGCGGTAATGCAGTTTACAATGTCAGCGCAGGAAACGGTGGTATTGGTAGTACCTTTAGCGCATTTGGAAACAGCACACAAGTAGGTGGCGGTGGCGGTGGCGGAGTGTCCAGCGGAACTGCGGGTTCAGCAAGTTATGGTGGTGGTGTAGGCGGAGGTGGCTTCGGTGTTGCTAACACTGGCGGGGGCGGTGGCGGTGGAAGCTCTGGAGCTGCTGTAAACGCTGGTAATGGCGGCTCTGGAATACTCTATTTATCCTACCCTACCACCAACACAGCAACATTCTCTGGGGGTGTTACGTTTACAACTAGCACAGTGTCTGGAAACACTGTGGCCCGCATAACAGCGGCTGGCCCATCTGACACGGTAACCTTCGGATAGAACTATGGCACATTACGCAGTATTAGATAACAACGTAGTCACTCAGGTGTTCGTCGGTAAAGACGAGGGTGAGGTGGACTGGGAAGAATATTACGGAGCAAAGCGCACTAGCTATAATACTTTTGGCGGTGTTCACGCTAACGGTGGTACTCCTTTTAGAAAGAACTATGCAGGGATTGGCTACACTTACGACGATGAAAGAGATGCTTTTATACCGCCTCAACCCTATCCAAGCTGGACACTGAATGAAGATACTTGTTTATGGGACTCACCTGTACCCTATCCAGAGGAAGGTGTACACGAGTGGGATGAAGACAATCAAGAGTGGGTAGAATTATGGACAGAGTAAAACAATTCTGGCGTAGTCGTAGTAACAGATGGCAAGTCTTTGGTGTAACCTTAGCGGCTTTACAGGTCTATGTCCTACAGCTTAACCTGTCTGCTGAGACTATAATGTTAGCCAGCACCGTGTTCGGAATGGGTGGTATTTTCTTCCGTTATCAAACAACACAATCAATGGCAGAGAAATAAACAAATTAGGATTCGGAGAATAAAATGGCTTTAACTAAAGTACACACTAGGATGATTGCTGGTACGCCTAACAATGTTAGAGATTTTGGCGCGAAAGGCGATGGTATTACAGATGACAGTGCCGCTATCCAGGCTGCGTTAGACTTGCAAGGTCGGGTGTATATTCCTGCTGGCACTTATCTAGTCAACACTACCCTAAGAATAAAGTCTAATACCAAGTTATATGGTGATGGTATTGAGGCAACTATTTTAAAGGAAGGTGGTGACGGTACAACTTTGCCAGGAATGAACACATCAATCCTTGAAAACCAAGCATACGTTGATAATGATCCGGCTGGCAATGATTCGATGCACGTTGAGAACATTGCGTTTCATGGGCAAAGGGTTATTCCCATTGGAGACGGCTCCGTAGGCGCTAATAGAGGGGTTGGCGGTGTTTACTTTCAGTATGCTTCTCGCTCACGCATTAGGGATTGTTATTTTAAAGATGGCTGGTCTGGCTTTGTAATCACTGGGACTCGTACAGGATTTAATTCCCAGTCGCAAAATTCTATCTTTGATTGCACTGTATTTAACGCAACATCGTGGAGCGCCAACGGTAATACTGGCGTTCCAAGAGGCATATTGCTTGGTACTGCATTTACTTACATGCGCGGTTGTTCAACTAATACTTGTGCTACAGGGTTTTACCTTGGTGCTGCTCAACTTGTTGTTGACGCTTGTAACGCCTTTAACTGGACGTATGACAATGGGTTCTATTGTTTAGCTACTGAACTAGCCATGTCTAACTGTCGGGCAGACGGCTCTGGCTTTGGCAACGGTATTACTTTGGCCTATAACACTGGCGCACAGTTAACTAACTGCTTCGTTCAAGACTGTTCTAACATGGGCTTTAGAATACACGCCCCACAAAGAAACACTAACCTGACTAACTGTAGTGCAATTAACTGTGGTTACGGATTTAGAGCAGAGAACACTCTTGATTTTACAGGGGCTACTGTCACTGCGGCAGATGAGGTTATTAACGTAGCACCTAGTGGAACATCTAACGTCACAGTAAGAATGGTTACTGTTGATCTAGGCACGCCAATATCGGGCACACTGTTTACTGCTGATGGCTGGATTAATATGTCTGGCGCTAGTGTTGCAGGGTTTAACGGATCGTTCCCTATCTACAGCATTGGTGGCAATATTATTAAGTACATCTCTGAAGATGCTGTTGTTGGCAGCTCTGGCGGCACTCCAGTGGTCAAATATTGCACCCACGACATCAACCTAAACAACATTACTTCTGATACCTCTGAGCAAGATGGCATTCAATTACATGAATCAGGTAATGTAGTAATTAACAACGCTACTGTTAGAACTGCAAAGAATTATGGCGTTAATATTTTAGACTCTAGGTCAATCACAGTGCATAACTCTATGTTCTACGAGACATATAAATCTGCTGTGTACTCTCAAGATTCACGCAATGTCTGTATTGATAACGTCAAGACTTATGATACAAAAGGCTCAACAGACACTTCTTCTCAACGAGGCGTTGTTAGCTGGTATCAAACGCAAGGACTTACAGTAACTAATGTTGTAGGAACCAGCTATAAAACTTACTGGATTGCCCAGTTAGACACTGCTGAAACTTACCCAAGTACAGGTATTGTTAAGGATAACTATCGTACAGATAACATTGCACAACAAGATTGGACTAAGTTTCCCATCCATTACGAGGGTTCTGGATCGGGTACTCCTGAGAGTGTAGTGGTCGCTGGGGTAGGTTCCGTTTGGTATCGGAATGACGGTGGTGCTAATACATCTTTATACATCAAAGAGTCAGGCGCTAGTAATACTGGCTGGGCTGCTAAATAATTTATTAACGTAGGTGACGTATGCAGGAGGAAGCTAAAACAGTTATGGATTCATTAGCGGTAGGCGGCACAGTTGCTACACTGGCTGGCTGGCTTCCTAGTGTGGCTAGTTTATTCACGATCATTTGGTTGGCGTTGCGTATCTGGGAGTCTGATACGGTACAGAAACTTGTTAACCGAGATGGCTGATGGAAGCATGGGAGATTATTGTCTCAGGCTGGCCTATCGCTGCTGGCATATTTATACTTGTGCTAACCATTGGCAAGATCCTGAACCGTTTAGAAGTTTTAGAAGCCAAGATGATTGAGGCATGGAAGGCCATTAACGAGTTGATCCGCAAATGATGCAAGCACTGATCGGCCCTATTACTAATCTGGTCGGCGGATGGTTGAATAACAAAGCTGAGGAGAAACAGGCCAAGCATCAGGCCAAACTCCAGGTCATTCAGAACAACTCTGATTGGGAATCCAAGATGGCAGATGCCAGTGCTCATTCATGGAAGGATGAGTTCTGGACGATCATACTATCGATCCCTATTTTTATGGTTGGTTATGCCATAGCAATTAATGATGTGAGCGTGATTGATAGGGTTGACGCTGGGTTCCAAGCACTGTCAAAATTGCCAGAGTGGTATCAATACCTGCTGTTCATTGCGATCAGTAGTTCATTCGGTATCCGTGGTGTATCTAAGTTAATGGAATTGAAGAAGTGAGCGAGTCGTTACTAAGCCGTATCGGTGTATCTGGGTATAACAAACCCAAGCGTACACCCAAGCACCCTACCAAGTCCCATGTCGTTGTGGCTAAGGTTGGCGATACCATTAAAACTATTCGGTTCGGGCAGCAGGGTGTTAGCGGATCTCCACCAAGTAAAAGTGAATCTGAATCTAGTAGAAAGAGACGTGAATCATTCAAGGCACGTCATCGTAAGAACATAGCCAAGGGTAAAATGTCTGCGGCTTACTGGGCTAATAAGGTGAAATGGTAATGAGAAAACCAAAGAAAGGATTGTACGCAAACATTCAAGCTAAACGTGCTCGCATCGCTGGTGGATCTGGCGAGAAGATGCGTAAGCCAGGAACAAAGGGCGCTCCCACTGCTAAGGCATTCAAGAGTGCAGCGAAGACCGCGTACAAGAGATGACGTTTAAGTACTTTACCCGTCAAGAATTTGACTGTCAGGAGACTGGCGATAATGAAATGGAAGATGAGTTCATCCACGCTTTGGATGCGTTGCGTCATGAGTGCGGCATACCGTTTCGTATTACTAGCGGGTTCCGTAGTGAGAAACATAGTCTTGAAGCTAAGAAATCTAGTGGGCCAGGACAGCACACGAGAGGCATTGCTGCTGATATTGCTGTTAGCAATGGGACTGAGCGTTTCGCTATTGTTAGCAACGCTATTAAGTTAGGTTTCAGCGGCATAGGCATTCATAAGAGCTTCGTACACGTCGATACTCGTACCACTGTACCCGTACTATGGGTGTATTAAGGGGGCCTTAGAGACCCCCATACAGCGTCAGAAAGGTATGTCTTCTTCAACGTCTACTGGTGCAGATGCTACCTGTTTAGGCTCATCTT